CTGTATTGCTTTTGGATTTTTACCAATCCTTTCAGCTATCTCATGAGAAAAATACCCATCCTTTGCGAGATTGTATATTAGAAGTAATTCGTCTTTGTTTCGAGACTTCGAAAAATCAGGATAAAAACCAAGAAAAAGAATGTTACACATTTCTTTTCGCCTTTTACGATGTGTTAAGTTTTTGTAAGCCATTTTTTATATGTTTTTCAGACTTCAATATAGTAAAAATAAATAGCATCACAAAGCACGACCGCCTTAAATATTGGGATGTTCATGTACCTATTTATAATAATTATTTATCCAATGGTATTGTTAATCACAATTCCGGTAAGTCTCATTTCTTTGCCGAAGGAATAATTGAAGCATTAGTAATAAATCCGAACACATCAGCAGTTTGTATTAGAGAGGTTCAAAAGTCTTTGAAGTTTTCTGCAAAAAGATTAATTGAACAAAAGATTGAAGATTTAGATGTCGCTGATTACTTCAAAGTATTAGACAGCGAAATACGAAGCACAAGAGGCAATGGTGTTATAATATTTCAAGGTATGCAAGACCACACAGCAGAATCAATCAAGTCTTTAGAGGGTTTTAAAATCGCATGGGTTGAAGAAGCACAGTCACTATCTTACAAATCACTTAAACTATTACGACCTACTATTCGTATGCAAGATTCTGAACTTTGGTTTAGTTGGAATCCTAATTTAAAAACCGATGCAATAGAAAAATTCTTTAGCGTTGTTAGCGATGACATGGCTTTAGTTCATGTCAATTCAGAACAAAACCCTTTTTTACCAAAAACACTACGTAAAGAACGTGACTCGGATAGAATTAGAATGTCACCCGAAGATTACGAACACGTTTGGAATGGTGGCTATAATCTAAAATCTGATGCTTTAGTATTTAAAAATAAGTACGAAGTAGATTTCTTTGAGCCTTTACCACAATGGACTAGATTACAAGGTTTAGATTGGGGATTCTCACAAGACCCAACTACTGCAAATGTCATTTATTTAGATGGTAATAATCTTTATATAAGATATGAGGCTAATAAAATAGGTTTAGAATTAGATGATACTGCTGAATTTATTCTAAATAGAATACCAGACTTTGAAAAATACATAACCAGAGCAGATAATGCACGACCTGAAAGCATAAGTTTTGTAAAGCGTAAAGGACTACCAAAGTTAATAGGAGAACCAAAACTAAAAATTGAGGATGGCGTTCAGCACATGAAGTCTTTTAATAATATTATAATACATCCAGAATGTGTTGAGACTATTAAAGAGTTTGGGTTATATTCATACAAAATAGACAAACGTAGTGGTGATGTTTTGCCTGTTATAGATGATAAGAATAATCATCATATTGACGATATACGTTATGCTCTATATCCAATCATTAAAAATAAGCAGAACCACGTTAAAATAAGAGTATGAGAAACATATCTATACGAGATTATCTTCAATCTAAAGAGTATGCTAAGTATGGAACTTTATTATCTTCACTAAATCCTAAAGATCATCTTAACTTTGATTTGAATAAATTATCTTATAACGATGTTATACAATGCAATAGGGTTTTAGTTAAAGCCAAAGGTATTGAGGATGTTAAAAAGCTATTTGTTACTGCGTATAAATTACAAGATTACGAATTTTATTCAATTCCTATAGTCAATTTCTTTCAAAGTAAAAAGTTTTTAATCGATAAATTTGTATATTTGCGAGAGAACGAATCTAAATTGCTATCATCAAGCGATGAAGATGCAATGTATTTTGATGCTGCAGGAGGAAAAAGATTAAATGAATTTAGCGATGTATTACCATTAGATAAGATGGCTAAAATTTACGGAGGTTATCCAGTTGATTACGGGAATAAAAAATATGTTGAAATTGTTTTCTTGTTACGAATGAACAAAGTATCAAATCAAGTTGACAAAAGATTTAACGAATTAAAGTATAATAAGTAAATGGATATAGTTAGAATTTTTGAAGATTATTCAGAAACACAAGATTACTTTTTTAGTTATGGCACTTTAGCAGTTCAAAACCTTTTAACCAATCCTGAAAGCTATACAGAGGATAAAGTTCATTTATTATTAGAACCAGTTAGACGTAAAACAGAAATTAGTAATGGTGGTTTGAGTGTACGCAGTAGATTGTATAGCGGAAAATATATGCTTGTTTTAAGAGATAATTTTGACTTAAACCATTTTAACGAGAAGGGAACTAATCCAGCGGTAAGTAAATACAGCACAAGAATAGAACCGTTATTACCTTTGTACGCAGCATTAGAAAAACAGTTTATAGCTTGTGGTGGTTTAGATTTAGTGTTGCATGAAAACATAGATGTAACTGATGCTTTAGATGCTAACTTAACGGGTTTAATATGCACATTTCAATTTAGAGCGTATGAATAGCGAACAAATACTTTTTAAAGAGTTTGATGCTATTAGAGTTGATTTAATAAAGGCTTATGATGCTAAAGGTATGCGTGCATCAGGCAAATGGGCTGATAGTTTACAAGTAGAAGCTAGTCCATTAAACGCAGTTATAACAGGTTTGAGTTATAGTCAACAATTAGAAACAGGAAGGCGTGCTGGTGGTTTTCCTCCTATTGCTTCAATAGAGCAATGGATAAGAGATAAGGGGATAACACCAATTGAAATATCTATAAGTTCTTTAGCGTTTCTTATCGCTCGTAAGATTGCAAGAGAGGGATGGAATCGCGAAGGTTACGGAGGTGTTGAATTAATTAGTGAGGTTGTAACGGATAAGCGTATTCAGGATATAATTGAAAAGGTTGGTGAGGTTACACTTTTTGAATACACTACTGAAATTATTAAAATGATAAAAGAAATATAATGGCTATAATATTCACAAACGATTTACCAATTGATAAATGGTTATTAAGCGAAAATAATAGAGTAGTTGAATTTTTTAGCGACTATGCTGAACCCGCAGTTTATTGTGATATTACTATCGGTGCTTTATTTCCTATTAGAATCTATCCACTACCAGATAATACATTTTGGTTTAACTTCAAAAAATACTTTTCAAGCCAATTAAAAGACTATGCCGATGATTTAGATTTAACCGTCAACCCAGCTGATATTGATACTTTTATAAAAGATTGGTCAAAGATATTTCTTAATGACTCTATTGAATTTCTTATTACTTTTGAAGATGATACGACAGAAGATATTAATATTAACCCATCAGTTTTTTTAGGTGCGGAACAGCCTTACAATTATAAACTAGGTCAAACTATCGAAAGTAATAGTAATGTTATTTTAAGTCCTTTAAAACTTAAAACATCAAACAAATACTATATGAAGTATTGGGATGGTTATCCATTTGATATCGGTTATACTTTAGAGCGTACAGAAACAACAGCAACGCATACAATAACAAACCTTACAAATACAATTACTACTCCAAATATTGACTACACACAAACGTTTAGCAGAATTGTCGTTAGTGATGGTGATACTACGCAGTCATTGGAATTATATTTACCATTAGTAGATGGCTTAAATGAGTTGGAATTTGTAGGTACAACAGATACTTATTACATTGATTTACATAAAGTCGCTTCTGGATGCGGTGTATATTTGAAATGGATAAATCAATACGGCTCTTACTCTTATTGGTTATTTAATGAGTTTTATCAAGTTGATTTAAGAGCGCAGTCATTAGGTATTATAAATAACGACTTCTTTAATTTAGATGACACTATAAGTCAATCAAAGCAACTAGGAAAAGATAGTGCAGACACATGGACTGTTTTTAGTGATGACTTAAACGCTGATGAAATGAATATTGCTAAAGGTATTTTAACAAGTCCTAAAGTTTATTTATTTACAGGTGTTAGATTTTCTCAAAACAATTTTAATGATTGGCTAGAGGTGACAGTAAATACAAACAGCGCAAACATTAAGCAACCAAGAGAAGGTAAAAATGAAATTAAAGTTAATATAGAATTGCCTAACGATTATAATATAAAATTGTGAGACTATTTATAAACGATATTGAATTTGATTTGCCTAATGGTTTTAAAATTACACGTACTAAACAAGTTAACGACATTGGTAGTATATCAGACAGACAAACTAACTACACTCAAAAGATTAAACTACCTAGAACTAAAAAGAATGAGACAAACTTTAATCAATTAGGTTTTATTGGTTCACAATCTATTATACCATATCAAAACAATATTGTAAAACTTTATAATGAAAATGGTGAGGCTGAAATTTATGATGGTTTTGCTAAGGTTTTTAAATCTTTTTCTGATTATTATGACATCGCTATTTATGATGGTTATATAAGTTTTGCTAAATCAATTGAAAACTTAGATTTAAACGTTTTAGATTTAGAAGATGTCAATCACTTTAAAACCCTTGATAATGTAATTGACAGTTTTAATGATTTAAAAATCTATAAATACATAGTTGCTGATTACAACGGAAAAGCGTTATTTGATACTGATAAAATAAATATAGATTTCTTAGTTCCTAGTCTACCAGTTAGTTATTTATGGGATAAGATATTTCAACAATTTGGTTATACTTATGAGGGCGCTGTATTTAACACTTTCAATTATCTTAATCTTTGGATGACATACCCTAAAGGTGTAAGCGATGAAAATCCAACTCCAGAGAGTTATTACACAAATACTTTTAACAATCTATCTGCAATAATAACAGGAGCAGAAAATGCTTTAATATTTCATAATAATCCAGCACCTACAAGTGGTGTGTTTTTACCAAACGGTATTGGTTTTGTTGTACCCAGTGATGGAACTTACGTAATATCATCAGATTTAATTATTGACGTATTAGTTAATGAAAGAGAGGGTGGTATTCAATCGGCTAATTATGCTTTAGATGTTTTAATAAATGGTGCGCCTGTTGGAACATTACAAACTGGTTCGAGTAGTTCTGGAACGAATCCTTTATTTTTACAATTAGAAGCTGGGGATATTATTTCTTTACAAATATTTACAAACGGTGAAATCGTGCAAGTAAATTTTGAGAGTGGTTCAATAACATACGGATTCTTATCAGGACAAAACATCGATTTTAACGAAACTTTTTTAGACTTCAAAATTAAAGACTTTATAGATGAGATACTAAATCGATTTAGTTTGACACCTTTTAAAGATAAGTATTCGAATAATATTGTATTTAAGACTTTAACAGAAATGTTACAAACAGAAGATGTGGATGATTGGTCGTCATCAAACGACAAGTTTATAAAACAGAATGAAGAAAGTTATATTTATAGAAATTACGCACAAGTAAACGATTTTAAATATAAGTACAATGATAAAGAAGGAGATTACAAAGATGGTTTAATTGCAATTAATAATTATAATCTACCAGATAACACAACGGTTTTTAGTAGTAAAATATATGCGCCTGAAAAAGAAATTAGTTTTGAATTACCAAAAGACAGCAATATTTATAAGTTATGGGATAAGGAAATCAAAGACGATCAAACCGTAAAATATAAAGATTTAGATAAAAGGTTTTATTTACTTCGTTACGAAGATTTTACTTTTGAATCTACACAAACAATTGGAAGTGAAACATTACAAACTGAAACAACAATAAGTTCAGCACCTTTTGAAAGTTTTTTTAAATTACCTTTTGATGAGATTATTGCAGAGTATTATAACAATATGTCTTTAATTTTAAACGATGCGAAGCTGATAAATTGTGAAATTTATTTAAACGAATCTGATATTAATACTTTAGATTTTAGTAAATTAAAGTATATTAAAGAATTAGGAAACTATTATTTATTAAACAAGGTGAATAATTTTGAAGATAGCGGTGCTATTAGTTGCGACTTAATACGAGTAAAATATATATGATATTCCAGAACAGAAACAAATTACCTTTCATTCACTTCGGGTTTAATAAGCAATCTTTTACCGTTGAAGTTGATGAGGATTTGACTATATGGCAAGATGAAATATATAACTTAGATGTATTTGATGGTGTTGTATTAGTTGATGCGGTTGTTCATACTACTATTAACAACAATAAAGCGGTTATATCTTTTGGAAGTGTTGGAACTTATGAAATAATTTTTAACATTCAAACCAAAACCAAAACAAAGACAAAAACATTAGCAAGCAACACGATAACATTAGATGTTGTTTGAGTTGGCTCTCTAAACTTATAAAATAAAAATAATATGGCTGAAAGAGTAGTAATAGCAGAACTAGATATAAATGCTGAGGCTTTTATAAAGAATACTGCTGAGATTAAAAAACAAATAGACCAACTAAAAAAAGACCAAAAAGAATTAACAAAAATTGGTGGTACTTCTAGTAAAGCGTTTGTTCAAAACGCTGCTGATTTAAAAGTTCTTAGTCAAGCATATAACGCAAATATAAAAACGTTATCACAAAATACTAAAGCAACAGCAGATGCAATTGCTAGGGAGCAGTTACTAAGTGGAGCATTATTAGAAGAGGTTTCAAGTATTCAAGAAGCAAGAAATCAAAACAAACTACTTAATAAATTACGTAACGAAACTAATGTAACGACAGAGCAAGGTCGAAAAGAATTAAAAGCACTAAATGATGCACTAGATAGCAACAATGAATTTATTAAAGATAATGCTGATTCTTATCTTAAACAAAAAATAAACATAGGTAATTATAAGGATAGTATTAAAGAGGCGTTTAATGAACTGAATATCTTTAATGGTGGTCTCAGTGGTTTTATTGTTAGAAGTCAAGAGGCTGGTGGTGCTGGTAATTTATTACAATCATCTTTAAAAGGTGCTGCGACTGGTTTCTTGGGATTAGTAAAAGCAAGTTTAGCGTTTATTGCAACACCAATTGGTGCTATACTCGCTGCATTAGTTGCTTCATTTGCATTAGTAAAAAATGCTTTAGATCGTTCAGAAGAAAGCACTAATAAATTAAAGTTAGCGTTTAGTGCGGTTACTGGAATATTTAACACAGTACTTAAAGCATTAGAACCTTTAGGTGAGTTTCTTATCGATGGGATTGTTATGGGATTTGATTTGGCTTCTAAGGCTGCGGAATCAGCAATTAATATTATATCTACTGGATTGAGTTTTTTAGGCTTTGACGATGCTGCGGATTCCGTTCAAGGTTGGAAAAACGAAATAAAAGAAGGGGTAAAAGCCGCACAAGATTTAGAGAAAGCTGAACAGAACCTTGAAAAATCACAACGTAAAGCAAGACTTACTCAATTAGAATTTCAAAAGGATGCTGAAAAATTAAGACAAATAAGAGATGATGAGGCTTTAAGTATTTCTGAACGTGCATCAGCAAATGAACAACTAGGTAAACTTTTACAAACACAATTAGCAGCAGAATTAAGAATTGCAGAACAGGCTTTAATAGTTGCTAATCTAAGAATTGAAGCCGAAGGACAAACAAGCGCAGCACTAGATTCACAAGCACAAGCATTAACAGAAATTGCAGATATACAAGAGCGTATTACATCGCAAGAAAGCGAACAGTTAGCAAACTTAAACGGACTTAGAAGAGACGCAGCATCACAAGCCAAAGAAATTGCGGATGGTTTAATACAAAGACAAGAAGAGCAATTAAACCTTTTTATCCAACAACAGGGTAGTAGAGCGAAAACACTTAAAGAAAATCTAAAGATATCCGAAGAAGTTTACAGGCGTGAAACCGAAATATTAAAAGCGGAATTAAAAAACCGTAATATAAGTGAAACGGAATTTAATGCTCGTAGTTTAGAACTTCAAAATGAATTAGCAAAACAGCGTTCAGAGGTCATTGTAGAAGAGGCGCAAAAAGAATTAGATGCTTTTGTTTTAAATACTCAAAGTAAAATAGATAACGAGCAGTTTTTTAGCGATGAGAGTTTGCGAATAGAACAGGAGCGACTAAGCGCATTAGCAGAACAAAGACGAGCGTTTGAACAAACTAGATTAGAACAAGGTATTATAAATCAAACTGAATTTAATGATGCTATCAATACTATTAATGAAGAAAACCGAGTTAGAAACGATGAGGCTTTAGTTTTAAGGGAAGAGGCTAAAAAAGAAAAAGAAGTTTTAGATTTAGAAAACAAGAGAATACTTGATGAGGAAAATTTCCAGAGTCAACTCGAAATCGACTTAGCAAGATTAGAAGCAAAACGGATTCAAGAAGTTGAAGCGGCAGAAAAAACAGGTGCGGATATAGATTTGATAAATCAAAAATTTGCAAACTCTAAAATTGAATTAGAAGATGCTGCAAATGAAGCAAAAGTTGAAGGTGCTGAAAGCGTACTAAATACGGTTACAAATGTTTTAGGAAGAGAAAGCGCAGTCGGTAAATTCACAGCATTAGCACAGGCAGGAATAAATGTCCAGCAAGGTATTACAAAGGCAATAGCACAAGGCGGTATTGCTGGTATTGCTACTGGTGCAATAGTTGCTGCAAAGGGTGCTGCTTCGGTTGCTAAAATTGCTGGTATAGATACTAAGTTTGAAAAGGGTGGTATTGCTTCGATTGATGGTAATAGTCACGCACAAGGTGGTGTTCCTGTATTTGCGGGAAATAAATACATTGGTGAAGCGGAAGGAGGTGAGGGAATAGGAATACTTAATAGAGGTGCTTACGCTTCTTTTATGGACTTTAATAACAGCTTTGGAAGCGGACAATCTAAAGCAGGTTTTTATGAAGGCGGTGGTATTATAACCAGAACGATACCTAGTGCTGATTCAAGCAATACAGAATTATTACAAGCTATTCAATCAATGCCATCACCTATTGTAACGGTTCAAGATATACGTAGAGAAAACTCTAGTTATGTTCAAATAGAAAGTGGTGCTAATGTCTAAATAAGTTTGAGTATTAAATAAAATATTTGTATTTTTGTAACTTGTAGAGTTGAGGCTACTTATAAAAATCTTAATAAACACCCACTTTGATAAGACCTCAACCTTTGATAAGTGGGTTTTATGTTATATGAAAATTAATTACAGAACCTATCCAATATTAAAAAAATTAAAAGATAAAAAACTAGGGGTTATACCTATTCATAAAACAGATTTACCTATTTTTGATGTTTATAAAAATTATTTTAATAAGTCTTTTAAAAATTCTTGCGAAAATTTTAGTGAAAACATTTACTATTTAACAAAGCCTTTTATTGAGGCATCTTCTTTGGCAGAAAAATCACTCACTGATTTATATGGTGATATAATAAAAAATGATTTAAGTGATTTTGATGTAAAAGGAACTTTTATTGAAGGCGATAATGTTTATTTTATAGATTATCAAACTAAAAAAGGTTCAGAAGACCAAAGTATTTGTTTTATGGTTTTTTCAAAAAAAGGAATATTATTATTATTCTATGTGGATGGTAAATATTTTGATACAGGACAGCCTCAGTTTTTTATGGCTTCATATTTAGGTGTGCCAAAAAATGAATGTAGAAATGCAGTTTTATATAATTTTTATAGAATAATAATATATTCTATGTTCAAAAACTATGCTGATATAGAAACAAAATACTTAAAGCCAAAAGAGAAAACAAAATTTGTAAATTGTAAATACATAAATGAAACTTCAAAAGAATTAACTTTATTAAATTCTACATGGTTCACTAATTTAGTTATGTCAGATGAGTTTAAAGTTAGAGGTCATTTTAGATTGCAACCTAAAAAAATAGATGGCGACTGGACTAAAGAATTAATTTGGATAAACGAATTTAAAAAGAAGGGATATATTTCTAAGGCTAAAAAAACTAAATTAAATGTCTAAATTAAGCAATATACTTAACGGATGGGAAAACTTTATAAGTAAGTCAGAAGTTACAGAGAAGTTAGCAAAACAGCGTGCAATAATTTGTAACACTTGTGAAAGTAACGTAAAATCTAAATTGCTTATATTTGTTAAAGACGAATTAAAAGAGATTGAAGGTCATAAATGTAATGAGTGTCAATGTCCTTTATCGGCTAAAATTAGAAGTGTTAACGAAAAATGCGATTTAAATAAATGGTAGCAATAAAAAACAAATTATCATATAAAGTTTTAGATTTATTCGAAAAGGATAATACTAAACAATTGACAGATACTATTGAGCAGAAAATAATTGATGATCTGATTATTCAGTATGATAAACATATTTTAAATAGAACTGAAAATGCTTTGAAGTTGTTAGGATTTAAATTTGACAGCGATAAAGAGGTAATAGATTTCTGTATTAATCGAGTTCAAAAAATAAATTATGAAAATAAAAACAATTATTTTGAATTATATCTTGACTACAAATCGAATATTGAAAAAGGAACTCTAATATTATTTGGAAACGAAAGTATTGAAATAGATGCTATTGAAAACGGTAAAGTAAGTTATACAATTGGATGAGTAGATACGAAATCATTTGCAAGTTAGATAAAGATTTCATACTTTTAATAAATAAGGGATTGTTACCAGTTCATTTATTAGCGTGGAAAACAATATACGAAGCGTATAAATATCATATTCAAGAGAATAAAAAAATGGTAACATACTTATTTTTAGCAGATTTTTTTAATCTAAGCGAAACACAAATAAGAAATATTATAAAATTCATGGCTTCATAGTTTAATTATTGGTTGATTATTAGCGATTAAACCCTTTCAGAAATGATAGGGTTTTTTTTGTTACTATACACTTGCACTAACAAACGTTAGTTATTTTTAATTTTGTTAGCAATGGAAGGCAATATTTATATTACAGGCTTGATTGGTGACATGGGTAATGAAATCGGTGTTGAACTCGTCGATATAATTGCACAAGTAAAAAAGCAACCAGAAGCAACATCATTTAACGTATATATTAATTCTGATGGTGGTGTAGTTGATACTGGCTTTGATATTTACAACTACCTAAAATCTTTAAACTTACCTATTAAAACAATTGGAAGTGGTATTGTAGCATCCATTGCTACTGTTATTTTTATGGCTGGTGATACAAGAGTTCTTAGAGAGAACACGCAGTTTATGATTCACTTACCGATGGGTGGAGTAGATGGTACAGCAGAACAGATTGAAGATTACGCAAAAGAAGTTAGAACAGTTGAGGATAAACTTGTAAAATTCTATTCAGAAAAAATTGATTTAGACAAAGAATCTATAAGACCATTATTAAAAAATGAAACTTGGTTAAGTAGTCTTAAATCTTTAGAACTTGGTTTCTCAAACCAATCAGACCTACCAATGGTCGCAAGAGCGCACATAAATTTAAATATAAATAATATGACTAAAGAGGATAAAAATTGGATAGAATCTGGTTTTGACAAAATTATGAATCTATTGGTGAAGCCTAAAAGTAATATCATGGTACAAGATGCCAACGGTGTTACATTAGATTTTACAGAAATAGAAGAAGGGCAAGAAATTATGGTCGGTGCAATTGCAACAGTAGAAGGCGCACCTGCTGATGGTTCTTTCGTTATGCCTGATGGTAAAACTTTTGTATTTGCTAGTGGTGAGTTGACAGAAATTGTTGATGACCAATCAGAAACAGAAGATGATATGCAGGCTCAATTAGATGCTTTGAAATTGGAAAACGAGCAGTTAAAAACTGCAAAGTTAGAAACCGAAACCGAAGTTGAAACTCAAAAAGAATTAGTTACTAATCTTACAAAAGAAGTAACAAATTTTAAAAAACAAATTACTTCAAGATTTGAAAATGATTCAAAAAAAGAAGGTAAAAAAAGTGAAGAAGAAGAGTTATCTCCAGCACTTAAAGCATTAAATAAACTTAAAAATAGAAAATAAGATATGGCAAGCGCAGTAACAAGTGGGTTTTCATTTAACCCTGAAGAATTAAAAGATTGGTCGAGAGTAATCGACGAATTGACATTCGGTGATCCAACTCTTAACGAATTACACGATATAGAAACAGGGATTAAATACAATGAGCAAATTGTATTTGCTGGTCGTATGGGTCTTATGGGTAAGGCAGTTACCGGTTGTACACCAAACGCAGTAGGTGGAATAACATTAACTGAAAAGTTTTGGACTCCAGTTGATGAAGATTTCAGATTAGAACATTGTTCAGCAGATGTAAATGCACAGGATAAACTTTTAAGACAAATGTCGAGAATGAATCCAGATTTTTACAATGTAATTGAAGGTTCACAGTCTACAATAGGTAGCTTTTTAGTTGCCAAGGTAATAGATGGTTTTGTTGAAAATCTTTTACGTAAAGTATGGTTTAGTGATACTGATGCTGAAACAGTTGCAAACGCTGGTGTAATTACAAACGGAACTGATATTGCGTATTTCAATACTTTTGATGGTTTGTTTAAGCAAATCTTTGCAGAGGTTGGTACAGGAGATGCTAACTATGTAGAGATTACAGAAAACGCAGGTGCAACGTATGCTTTACAAGCATTACCAGCAAACGCATCAATAGCTTATTTAAAGGCTATGTATAACGCTGCTGATTCTCGTTTACTTACAAGAGACGATAAAAAGTTTTATGTAACACGCACAATATGGGATGGCTATCTAAACGACTTGGAATCGATTCAGAATAGCGGAGCAGGTAACACCATGATTAATGAAGATGGTAAAGTTACATTAACTTATAGAGGTGTAGAGGTTACAAGAATGGACATTTGGGATCGTGTAATTACTGCTTATGAAGATAACGGTACAACTTACAATTTGCCAAATAGAGCAGTATTTACAATACCTTCTAATATTCCAGTTGCAACTTTAGCAGATGGTGATTTCGGAACGGTAGATGCTTTTTATGACAGATACAACAAGGTGAATGTTATTGATGGTATTTATACTATTGATTCAAAACACTTAGAGACTTATTTAACGGTGGCTGCGTATTAATTTACGTAGTTATTTTAACTTAAAAAATATAAAAATATGGTATGTGATGGTTTAATTACAGCAGATATACTTTATGATTGCGACAATGCACCTATCGGTGGTTTAGAAACAGATGTGCTTTTGTTTAATGTTGCGGATATAGATATAGATGCAATTACTTTTGATGCTGGGAATAGTGATATTATTACAAATTTCCAGTTATTATCAGGTAAAACAGGATTCCTTTTACAAGGAGTTAAGCAAATTAATTCTGCTTCAAGTGAACTCGTTAAAAAAGAATTTAGTTCTGATAAGCATAAACACGTTTTTAACGGCGTTGTTCTTAATGTTAGTGCTGCAAATAAGCAACAAATTAACATTATGTCAGAAGGTTCTAAATATGTTGCGATAATTGATAGAAAATGGAAGGGTGCTAGTAATGCTGATGCATTTTTAATCTTAGGGTTAGAAAGCGGTTTAGAATTATTAACAGCGACATGGAACTCAAACGAAAATGATGGTGTTTTACAGTTCTCTTTAGAAAGCACAGAAGGTTTTGAAGAGCCGAGACTACCTAATACATTGTTAGAAACTGATTACGCTACTACTTTAGCAGCATTTATTGCTAAGTTTGCAGAGGCTTAATTGGATAGAGATTGGTATAGATAGCATCCTTACTAATAAAAATAGTGAGGGTGTTAAATACCTACAATTATTCTTACAAGACTATACAACTTTAACAGGCGAACACGTAAACGCCGGTTGTAATAAGTGTATAGCAAAATATTATACTAACTACGTTAATCTTGTTTCAGATATGGAAAACGATTGTAAATATAGACTTCACAAAAAAAGAGAAGGACTACCTTTAGCTTTTGGCTCTAACATAAGAGTAACAAATCGAAATATTACGGATGCTTACGCTAATAAATTAATTAAGCGATATCAAGATATTAATAAAGACTTCAAAGTCTCTGATTTATTTGCTAAATTCCCAGTAGAAGAAATTAAAGTTGAAAAACCTAAATCAGCAAAGCCAAAAAGAAGCAGTAAATCTAAAAAATAAGTCATGGAGTATAAAGGTGTAAGAACTGAACTACTCGATATCATAAAGCGTGTTATCAAGTGGGATAAAAAGTTGGAGATATACACCAATGGAGTAGATAATGCTTATCCAGAACGTGTTGATCGTTTAATTAATAATAGTGTCACTTCTAAAATGGCACTTTCTATTTTAACGCAATATTTAATAGGAAAAGGATTTGGTGCTAGTGATGATATTATAATTAATTCCGATACAAAACAAAAACTATACGATTTAGCTTTAGATATAGATGATTCTTTAGCAGAGTTTAGAGGTGTCGCTATACATTTTAGTTATAATTTAAACTACAAACCAGTAAACCCTAAAGTAATTCCTTTTGAAAATGTTAGAATAGGTAAAAAGGATAGCAAAAAATACAACGGCAAAATACTTGTTAGTGATGAGTGGGCAGAACCAAAAGTTGATAATATTAAAATTGTTGACGTTTTTAATAATAAAGAATCTGTTGTAATATCTCAAATAAAACAAGCTGGTGATATACAAAAATATAAAGGTCAAATACTTTATATAAACTACGATAAGAATTACTATTACCCTTTGAGTAGAATCGATTCAGTTATGAATGATTGCGATAGCGAAGCTCAGGCATCAGTATATAAAAATCAACTTTTAAGAAAGGGGTTCTTTGGAAAAACTTTAGTTGTTACCAGACCTTTAACGGATAACACTATTCCAGAATATTTAATTAATGGAAGTGGTGAGCGTATACCAAATAGGGAGTACAGAAATATGCTAGATGAAGCTGATACAACTAAAAAGACTATTGAAACATTTTTAGGTGCTGAAAACGCTGGAGGTGCTATGCTTATGGAAATGGATTGGGCTGGTGATAACTTGGATGATGCAATTAAAATACAACAGATAGAAAGTAAGTTAGACGATAAAATGTTTAGTTACACCGAAGAAAGTGTGAGTAAAAATATTTTAATGTCGTTTGAAAATTTACCGATTGCACTTGTAAAAAGTCCTGATTCGGCTATGTTTGGCAATAGTGGTGAGGCTTTAAAAGAGGCAAAAAATACTTACTGGGAAAACACAACAAAAGAGAGAAATAAATTTGTAACAATTTTAAATGAAGTTTTAGGCTATATTGGCTTGGATAATAATTTAGAAGTAATTCCTTTAATAGATGTCAATATCAAACACAATAATCTCGAGACAACAGATACAAATATATAAGCAAATCTCTAGTTCTGTATATGATGATAAGTTAAATCAAATTATATTAGAGGCTCAATTTCAGGATTTGAGA